CGATGAGCACGGTGGTCACCGCCCTCGCTGGCGAAAGCCTCGACGCGCTGGTCTGGCGCGCGACCGGCGGCGGTGCCGGCGCGGTCGAAGCGACGCTCGCCGCGACCCCGGGCCTCGCCGCGCTCAGCCTGGCGCTGCCCGAGGCCACCGAAGTCACCATTCCCGATGACGCGCCGCCGGCGGCGCCGATCGACATCATCCAGCTCTGGGATTGACCATGGACAAGAACCTCTACCGCGAGCTGTTCGATGCCGCGCTCACCTTCGCCACCGGCCTCACCCCCGCGGCGATCGGCGCCGCGGTCGGCATGGCATGGGATCGCGGCCTCACCTGGGGGCAGCGCTTCCTGCAGCTCGCGGTCGGCATCATCGTCAGCTTCTTCGCGGCGCGGCTCATCCAGGGCGTGTGGCTGCTCTATACCGGCGACGCCATCCCGCCCTTCGTCCTGGACGGCATCAAGTTCACGCTCGGCATGATCGCCTTCAAGGCGACGCCCCGCTTCATCTCCTCCGCTGTCGACGTCGTCGCGAGCCTGCCCGCGCGCGTCCGCGACCATTTCCTGCCCCCGCGAAAGGACGAACAATGACGATCAAGCCCGCTGCGCGTCCCAAGCTCACCGAGGCCGAAGTCATGGCCCGGGTTGCGCCGCTCGGTCTGTCGAACCGGGACAAGCTCTTCATCGTCGGGATCCGCGGCTATTATCGCGATTCCATGGGCAAGGTCGGCGCCAACGACCGCGGCCTCTACGACGACGCACTCTTCATCGTCGCCCCAGGGCGCCATTTCAGCGCGTGGAACGCCAACACGGATCCGTCGCGCGCGCGCCAGGGCGAAGGCACCGGCGCGAAGAAGGGGATGGCGGTGCTCAAGCCGGGTCTCTGGCGCGCGCACCGCTTCGGCCTGCACAAGGGGCAGTATCGCGCCCTGATCCAGATCGGCGGCAAGGTGACGGTCACGCGTGACGGCAACCCGCCCTATGATGACACCGGCTTCTTCGGGATCAACATCCACAAGGGCGGCTATGGCACGACGTCGTCGGAAGGCTGCCAGACCATCCACCCCGATCAATGGGCGGGCTTCATCGGCAAGGTCGATGAGCTGGCCAAGGCGCTCGGCCTGAGCGCCACGACGATTCCCTACGCCTTGGTGCTGGCATGAGGCCCTGGCTCGTCCTGATCGCCGGCGCCGTCGCGCTCGCCCTGCTCGCCGGCGTCTATGCCTTAGGCCGCAGCGACGGTGTCTCGATCGAGCAGGGCAAGCAAGCCGCGGCGCGCAAGGCGGTCGAGGAAGAGCGCGCGCAGCGCGAGGAGAGGGTCGACGAGGTCGGCGGCGCCGCGGCGCAGGCCGAAACCGAGCGAAAAGCCAATGTGCGGGAGATCTACCGTGAAAGCCACACCGTTACCGAGCGCCCTGTCTATCGCAATGTGTGCAGCGATGCTGACGGGGTGCGTCTCCTCGATCGAAGCGCCGCCGCAGCCAATGGCGAAGATCCCGGAATCGGATCTGCAGCAGCCGGCGAAAGTGCCGCTGGTCCGCCGCAGCCCTGACGGGACGCAGAGCGGCGCCGAGGCGCACGACAGCCAGGTGATGCTGTACGACGTCACCGGCGGCTATCGCTTCGATCTGATCGCGCTGCGGTGCAAGGTGCGCGCGTCGCAGGGCATGGATCTGCCCAGCTGGTGCCCCCAGGCCAAGGCGAAGCGCTAGATGGACAAGTTGACCGCTTGCCGCGCGGCGATCGTCGCAGCGAACCCTGAATTCGCGCGCAGCCCCGATCGTCTGCTGATCTGGGCGGACAAGGGCACGATCGCCACGCGCCGCACCGCCCAGCTCGGCTATGAATGGCGCTATCGCGTCAACATCCTGTGCGAGGCGCTGACGGGCTCGCCCGACGACATCATGGTGCCGCTGCTGCTCTGGCTCCGCGACGCGCAGCCGGATCTGCTGCTCGCCTTCGACCGCGGCAATGAGGCGGTGAAGTTCGAAGCGCATATCCTGGACGAAACTAGCTGGGATGTGAAAATCGAGCTCGAGCTCACCGAGGCGGTTGTCCTGTCGCCCAAGCAAGGCGGCGGGTGGCAGGCCACGCACCTTCCCGAGCCTTCGCCCGATGACGTGCCGATCGAGGGCGCCGGATCCGCAACGCTGGGACAGATCTGGCTTGACGATCAGCTGCTGGTGTCTCGGCCGTAAGCATGGACACGAAACCGCTCGACGATGAACTCGCGCGCCTCGCGTCGACGCTGCAGCCTGGCGAACGCCGCAAGCTGGCCCGATCGCTCGCCCAGGACATGCGCGCCGCCAACGCCAAGCGGATCCGCGCGAACGTCATGCCCTATGGCGCGCCGATGGAGCCGCGCAAGCCGCGGGGCCGCCCCGCGCGTCTCGGCGACGTCGCCCGCGCCGGTAGGCAGCTCAAGCCAGCCAAAATGTTCCGCAAGGCGCCGGGCAGCCTCATCACCCGCGCAAACGCCGGCTCAGCCGAGCTCGGCTTCACCAGCTCCGCGTCCCGCATCATGGCGGTGCATCATTTCGGCCTGGTCGACCGCGTGTCCGCTGAGGACGGCTCGCCGCGCGTTGCCTATCCTGAGCGCGTCGTGCTTGGCCTCTCGGCCGAGGATCGGGAGCGGATGCTCGCAAAGGTCGCCGACCACCTGTCACGGTGACGCTGTTGTAACGCCGCGTCTTACAACAGACATGCGTGGCGGGGACCGCGCTCCACCGGCGACATGCTCGCGTGTCCGGTACCGCCACCAGCTCGAGCGGCGTCGATCTCTCGCGGCTTCCCCCGCCCGCGATCGTCGAAGCGCTCACCTTCGAGACCATCCTCGCCGATCTCATCGCGCGGGTGCAGGAAGTCATGCCCGCGTTCGACGCGACGGTCGACTCCGACCCCGCCGTCAAGATCCTGCAACTCTGGGCCTATCGCGAGCTGCTGCTGCGCCAGATGGTCGACGATGCGGGACGCCAGCTGCTCACCGCCTATGCGACAGGCGCCAACCTCGATCATCTCGCCTCGCTGGTCGGGGTCGAGCGCCTCGAGCTGGATCCCGGCGACGAAGAGCAGGGAATCGCGCCGACGATGGAGAGCGACGACGATCTGCGCCAGCGGATCGTGCTCGCCGCCGAAAGCTTCTCCTGCGCCGGGCCTGAGCTGGCCTACATCTTCCACGCCAAATCGGCCCATCCCGACGTGCTCGACGCAAGCGCCACGTCGCCCGAGCCTGGCGAAGTGCTGGTTTCGCTGCTGTCGCGCACCGGGGACGGTACCGCGCCGCAGGCGACGATCGATGCGGTTGCCGCCGTGCTCACCCCCGTCACCGGCAACCGCATCCGCCCCATGGGCGACGTCGTGACGGTAGCCTCGGCCGAGATCGTCGAATTTGCCGTCGTCGCGACCATCTACACCTTCGCTGGGCCTGACCGGACCATCGTGCTCGAAGCCGCGCGCGCCAAGCTCGACGCCTTTCTCGCCGAAAACCGCAGGCTCGGCCGCAACGTCAATGACTCGAGCATCAAGGCGGCGCTGACCGTCGCCGGCGTCCAGCGCGTCGTGCTGCCCGGCTGGGCCGACATCATCTGCGATCCGACGCAAGCGGCCTGGTGCACCGATATCGACATCACGCACGGCGGCTATGACGACTGATCTGCTCCCGCCTTCGTCCACGAAGCTCGAGCGCGCCTTTGCCGACGCCAGCGCGCGTGTCGGCGAAGTGCCCGTGCCGCTTGCCGCCCTCTGGGATCCCGCGACCTGTCCCGAGCCGATCCTGCCCTGGCTGGCCTGGGCGCTGTCAGTCGACAGCTGGGATCCCGAATGGCCTGGCGCGACCAAGCGCGCCGCGGTCGCCAACTCGATCGCCGAACACCGCATCAAGGGCACCCGCGCCTCGGTCGAAGCGGTGCTCGAGCGGTTCGACGCCCTGCTCGAGATTGTCGAGTGGCACGAGACCGCGCCGCGCGGCACGCCGCACACCTTCGAAGTATTCCTTCCGCTGGTGCTCGAGGACGGCACCGCTCCCGGCGGGCGCCGATCGACCGCGGCCTTTGCCGAACAGCTGATTACCGAGATCGCGCGCACCAAGCCGCTGCGCGAGCACTTCACGATGGTCCAGAAGCTCACCGCCGAGGCCGCAGTCGGGATCCAGGGCGCCTCGCGCATCGCCGGCCTGGTCCGCGCGCCGATGGAGATCACGATCGATGAAAGCCAGCCCTGGGCAGATCTGCTCCAGGACGAAGATGGCCAGCCCCTCCAGGATGACGAGGGCTTTTTGGACGAAACGCCATGACCGCGCTCCCGCTTATCATCACGACGGCGGGCCTTGCCCGCTTCACCGCCGCCCAGGTCGATGAGGATATCGATCTCGGCATCACCAGCGTCGGCCTGACCGATCAGACCTTCGTGGCGGCCCCGACGCTGACCGCGCTTCCCGGGCAGTTCCGCGAGGTCGATACGATCTCGGGCGAAGCGGTCGGCGACAACGTCGTGCACATGATCGTGCGCGACGCAGCGGAGCTGAGCTACACCGTGCGCGGCTTCGGCCTGTTCCTCGAGGACGGCA